TCCCCGTAAAGGCAGATGCGTGCCATGCCCGGTGACGCCAGAGGGAGTGTGTGCGTCGCTGCCATTTGTCGGTATACCTCTCTCGTTTGCTCAGTTGTTCAGGAATATGGTGCAGCAGCTCGCCGTCACCACAGTAAATGGCGGCATGATTCGGCACCGATGAACCAAAACAGCACAGCAGCACATCGCCCGGCTGCGCCGCTGACAACGGCACCTGATACAGCCCTGTGGCCTCCAGATTATCCAGATAGAGATTCTGACCGTGACGCCACCAGTCATCCCCGCGATGAAAATCCGGCATCTCAATCCCCGCCAGATGATAAGCATCCCGGAACAGCGTGTAACAGTCCGTCACCCCGTGCTCAAAGCGCCGCCCGGTGAGATGCGGCACACCGCGGAACTTATGAATCGTCCCCCGGCAGACCAGCCACCACGGAAAATCACTCTGCACCTGCAGCCGCCTGTCGGCCTCACTCAGCCAGGGAAGACCACCGGGGTGACTGTGAACCAGCGCCACAATCTCACCCTGCATTTCTGCACTCAGCCAGTCCTCCGGCGACATCCGGAAATACGCCTCCGGCTCACCGGAGATATTCACGCAGGGAAAATATCTTTCCCCCTCCGGCGTTCTCACCACGAAGCCGCACGACTCCGCTGGCGCACATCGCCGGGCGTGCGCCAGAATCGCTGATTCAGTTTCTGTCATGGATTTACTGCGAAAGTTTGTTAATGGAAAGGAAGCCGCCAAAGTTGCCGAGGTTATTGCGAAACTTACAACCGCTCAGGCATTTGCTGCATTTATCCTTCGTGATATCGGACGTTGGCTGGTCATATTCATCCGCGACCGCCGGACCGTGATAACCGCACTCATCGCCGCGATAGGTCCAGGTGCAGGTGTTGGCCAGCATGATACGTCCCGGAAAAACAGCGCCATCCGTTTCCGTCGGCGTGGACAGTACAAAGGAAGCACTGACCGCGCTCAGTTCGCTGCACTGCTCGATGCGCCAGCGGCTGATCACCTCCTGCTCCGGATCGGCGTCACTGTTTCCGTTGACGAAGTTCACCGCATCCAGAAAACGGGCGTAAACCTTACGCCGGACCACCGTTCCGCCGACCAGACTCTGCAGATCTTCGGCCATCCCGGTTACCATGCCGTGCAGATTAGAGACTTTCAGCGTTGGCCTTGCACTGGCTCCCTTGCCGTTCATCTCAAAGCCGCTCCCCTGAATAGGGTACGCCTGATACTGTCGCCCCTGCCATGTGACCGGCTCACCTTTTTCGTTCTGCTCATTACAGAAGAAATAACGATCTCCGCCGACCTCTGTCAAATCAATTTCCCAGAGCACGACCAGCGCGGATTGCTCCGTTTTAGTGCACTCATTGAGTGTTTCCTGCTGTATATCCTGCATCAGTGAGTGACCTCTTCAAAGGTGCAGTTAAAATCGGTATACATGGCATTATCCGAAATGCTCCACTCCCTGCAGACAACCCGGACAGTCCTGTTGTGTTTTGGCAGACGCCACAAAAAAGCACGAATCCCGGCATGACGGGATAAAAAACTGTCCAGCGCGGCACGGGAATATTCATCTGTGACACGAAATACCGGTTTAAACGTTTTCAGATCCGCATTCAGACCACCAGCCCGTCGCTGTTCATATCCGTCACCAAACTTTACCGTAATAACTGATGGCTTTCGTGTCGTCTCCATCCCCTCACGGGGGATCCAGTTAAAAACTTCAGGCTCAGGCACTGTATAATCCTCCATCCCGACGCGATGACTGCATAATTGACACAACCCTGCTGTCGATCAGATCCACCAGCCCCCTGGCTGATCGCGCATCTATCTCGCCATTGCTCCCTTGATTCTGAATACTGATGTGATACACGGGAGAATAAACAAATCCACCGCCACCATTCACATTGCCAATGGCTCTGACCCCAAGAGAGCCGTCCGCTGCCCGTGTCAGTGGCATGATTGCTTCAGGCCCGGCCTCGCCCATCAGCCCGGCACCTTTCGCAAAAGCAAAATACGTCGGTGTATCCACAATAGTGTTACTGTAAGCACTCAGATTTGCCGATGTGTAAACACCACCTTTTGCGTTTGCCACCGCCCCCGAAATCCATCCGCCGACCGTACCAAGCCACCCTCCGGCACCGGAGAGTGACTTCAGTCCGTTAACAATGGCCGCATTCATAAGAATTTTTGAAACTTCCCGGAGAACTGAACACCCCCAGTTCCTCCACTCCACAACATTCCCGGCCAGTGCATCGGAAATATTTGATACCAGCCCGTCCATCGTGGAAACGACAGCATCTGCCGCCTGTGAAGCATAATCGGTGGCACTGTCTGCCCAGTTGGTCAGTCCCTCCTGGAGTCCGGCATTCCAGTTATTACGTAAAGCATCGGCCTTTGCATAATAATCCTGCTGATCGCTGAGACGCTCTTCCAGATATTTTTTATTCAGTTCTTTCTCCTGTTTCCACAGGGCTTCTTCAATTTCTCCGGCCTGATACTGTCTCAGCAGCTCGTTATTTTTCTGCTCAAACGTCTGCCGGATACTCCACATTTCCTGGAGTCGTTCACGCATCCGTGAGCCTTCACCATATCCCAGCAACTGCGCGTCGTCAGATGCCCGGGCACTGGCATTACTGTCCGCCAGACTGCTCTCATACGCAGCAAGCTGCTCACGAATCTTTCTCTGGTCGATGAGTGCTGCATTCTGCAAAAGCGTTTTTTTCTGCGCTTCTGACAGGGTTGATAATTCGCCCTGACTGACCTGATATTTCATCTTAGCCAGTTCAGTATTCTGCCCTGCCAGTGCTATCTGTTCTTTTTGCTGTTTAATCAGCCGTTTATAAATATCTTCTGTTTTTTCCGCTTCGGTCTTTTTATGCGCTTTGGGTTTATTTGCCTGGTTATTTCGCCAGGCATCCAGTGAGTTATTGATATAATTCTGTCTGGCTGTCTGATACGCCTCTCCCACAAAGCCGAGATCATCCGCAGCATAGCCCAGTCGGGCACGCTCACGCGCTTCCCCCTTAAGGCGGGACAGAGCCAGTTCGCGCTTGCTGTTATTCAGTGCGGTCTGCTGTTTATCATCCAGGGTTGCCTGTGGTAGCCGTAACGGTACATTCACCAGCCCCTGTCGCTGTTGAAGTAATTCATTACCAAGCCCAAGAAGGCGATTAAACTCGGTATGCTGCCCATTCATGATCAACAGGGACTGATACGCTTTGTTTTGTTCCGCCGCCTGTTGACGGATCAACGCCACCCGTCGCTCCTCCAGCCCGGCAAGCACATCCTGAATGGATTGCGCTTTACCCTGCATTTGAGTGAGGCGAGACTGTTCAACTGCCAGTTGATTTGTTGCTTCTGCAAGCCCTTCTGTGACAGTTTTTACCGACGTCATGTGGTTAATCATAAAACCGTTATCGGTTGTCCAGCCCGGATTTGCCAGCACATACTGATAGCCAGCAATTTTTTCCTGTAAGGATTTAATCTTACTTTTCTGCTCGTCAATTAACCTGTTCTGCTCCTTCAGTGCCTGTCGCGTCTTTTCCTCATTATCTGACGCTTCAGGAAGCGACATTGCCGACGCTTTCTGGCGAATTTCGTCGATTGTTGCGGCATACTGGCGTGCAGATTCTCTGGCCTGCTCCTGATTCTGATACATCGTGTACCAGGCCGCAGCCCCCAGCATGACGAGTCCCGGCACACCACCAACCAGCCCCAGCGCGCCACTTAATAAACGACTCCCCACTGACGTAACATTATTCAGCGTTGTCTGTGCCGCTGTTCTGGCCGCAATATTACGGGTAAGTGACGCCTGGGCAGCTGTCAGCTTCGCTTCTGCTGCGGCCTGCCTTTCGGTACCGCGAGCAGCAACAACCGCCTGTTGCGCACGATAAACCGCCGCACGCGCCCTGGCGGTTGCTATCTGTGTCCCCCGAAGTTGCACTTCAGCAAGAGCCACTTCGTTTCTGGCTGCAGTAATTAATCCAGCAGTTGCAGATCCAGCAGACGACGCCATATTGCCAAAATATCGGGCTACCCCGACGGCAACCAGAGCACCGGCAGCGGTTGCCACGGTGTCAATATTGCCTGCAATACCATTCAGCACACCGGAGAGCGTCTTCGTCACTCCGCTTGCCTCGTTCGCACCACCGACCCAGGCCATAAAGGCGTTTTCAACTTTGGTTGCAGAGGATGAAACCGTATCAGGCATTGCCGCATATTCATCACGTAATGCCCCAAGCTGACTAATCAGTGCAGGAACAACCTTATCGGCGGTCAACTTTCCGTTATCCGCCATGGCCTTCAGATCCTTACGGGCAACCCCCATTCCCGCAGCCAGCGCACGAATAACACGATCGCCGTTCTCATTCACCGAGTTAAACTCTTCACCGCGCAGCACTCCCTGCGCCAGTGCCTGACTGAACTGCGTGATCACCGAACTGGCTTCTGCTGTACTGGCACCGGATAATTTCAGGCCCGTGGAGATCGCCTCGGTGACTTTCAGTACCTCCTCAGAACTGTAACCATACTCCCGCATGGAAGCTGCAGAACGGGCAAAAAGGCTGGCGTTATCAGAAAACGTCGTCCCCGTTCTCTGGCTGATCGCCATTAATTCACGCTGTGATGCCTGAAAATCATCACTGGACTGTGAGGCCTGCTTCAGACGGGCATTTACTGAATTCCACTCATCGGCGAGAGAAATAAGATGACCGGTAGCAAAAGCCCCGGCAAATGCCCCCGCCATATTCAGTGCCGAAGATTTAGCTGTATTTATCTGATCCGTCACTTCTGCCAGTGCACGCCGCATTTCACGGGATGCAGCAGCGGACTGCCGGCCCCCGTTCTGCATGGTACGGTAGTAATCCTGCCCCATACGCGAAGCCCGGGAGATCTCTGACTGGAATGACCGGGAATTTGCCGAGATTTTAATAATCAGTTCACGTAGTGTCGCCACACTCATTCTCCGGACGAAAAAAACCGCCGAAGCGGTTATATTGACTCACTGAGACACTATTAAAAGCGCGTTTTCCAGTCCGGCAAATGGATCTGATACGCCTTCTGTCTGCTCTTGTCCCCACTGAAGAAGCGCATCATTCAGTGGTACTTTGACACCCTGTGCACCGTAAACCGCAGAAACTATCTGGGCAGCCCGGATATCAGCCCGCTCGTCACCCAGCGGGCTGAACCTGTCAAATTCTGCCCACATCATGATTTCTGATGCGGACATTTCCCTGCGTAACTCTGACAATGTGCGCCCCATCCTGAGCGCCAGCATCATCAGAAAACGCATCCCCGGAAGCGCTACTTTTTTTTAACCTCGCCGGCATCACTGATCAGTTCCAGAGACTGCCGAAGAAGCCGCGCATGCACCGGGCCATACACGGCAATCACCTGTTCACGATCATCCTCTGAAAATACAGGTTGCAGTCCGGTATCACACAGAACATCAATGAACAGTTCAACATCTGCCTCCAGATTTCGGCGGGCGCGCTCAGCAACGGATAACGGTGTCTCATCATCTTTTGCTTTAACGATCTCCTGCCAGCGCAACCAGGCTTCTGCAGAAGGTTCCCGTAATACAACCGTTGCCCCTTCCCATTCAGGCACATCAACAGTTTTATGGCGAAACCCCGACATCGTTGCCAGTGCCAGATTACGGATATTTTTAGTCATCACATCTATCCTCATTAACTGACGGTAACAGTGCAGGAAGTGGAGGTCACCTTGTTAACCGGGCTTGCTGAATCAGAAATCTCGCAGGTATACGCACCGGCATCACCGGATGCTGCTGATGCCTTACTGAACGTTGCCGCCGTCTGTCCGGAAACAGGAGAACCACCTTTCTTCCAGACATAAGAATAAGGCGGCACACCACCGGCAGCCTCAACCACCATTTCGAGTTTCGAACCGGAAGCAACCTGCAGCGTGCTGTTTAAATCAACCTTCACTTTCAGCGGAACTGTCGTCAGCACAGGTTTACCTTTCAGACGCAGGGAAAACGTTGCAGCCACAACACCATTGGTTCCTGCAGACCAGGTATGCTGACGCACCTCTGCCATAAAGGTAAATCCGTTGCCTGACGGAAAAATAACTTTAAAGCCATACGTGGTGTCATTGTCATAGGCACTGCGCAACGCGTTCTGGGCAGCATTGAGGTAAAAGTTGCCTGACATGGAAATCTCTGACGCGGCACCAAGACCGTTAATATTTTCCTGCTCAACAGAACACAGCGTGGTGACATCAATATCCTGCTTTTGTCCTGCGGTAAACTGCACCTCTTTGATTGTACAGCTCAGGCCAAGATAGCTGGCAGAATCCAGGGTTTCTGCTGTTACCGGTGCAGACGAAATCATAATTTTCGTCAGTTGCGAACGCTCAAAATTAGAGGACATACTCGTCTCCTGAAAATAAAAAAACCCGCCAGCGGCGGGTGGGTAAAATCATTAATGACCTCAGGCTATTACCTGGAATTCAAGCGTGGCTCTGCTCAGACGGGAGTCAGGATCATAACCCTGCGTTTTAGAAATAACGGAGGGTGCCAGTTTTCTTACCGCATCAAGCGCCTGCTCACGGATATCATCTGCGTCATCAGGTACTGTTGCCCAGACATCGATCTGCACGGTAATTCTGGATTCAGCCTGACCATCAAGCACATCAGACGCAGTGTCAGACACCACAGAAAATACCAGCCATGGCGGAGATACCGCAGGCTTTCCCTCCGTCAGCGGGACCACATAAGGATAAACCTGTCCTCCGGCCAGTTGAGACAGCAGGGAATACAGTGTGGTCTCTCTCATTTACTTAAGACCTCATCAATAGCCTGATTCATTCGCTGTATGGCAATCTGTGCTGCCAGTTCCTCTGTCGTATCGAAAGCCGGGCGAATGAACGGATGCGCGGGCATGTTTACCGTTCCCAGCTCCACAAAGCGCCAGTAAAACGCATTTCGGGGATCACTGGCTTTCATGCTGTTATCACTGTTTCCGGTTCGCAGGTTCCGTCCACGAATGTGGACACCCGAGATAATTTCCCCCCGACGCTTTGAACGCTGAGTGAGAACAACCACATTTTTCTTCAGTTTCCCGGTTCGCTCCGGCGCACGTTCAACAACTGCATCCCGCATAACTTCAGCACCGGCACGGGTGGCATCGCGCAGTACCTTATTGTTTTCTGCCCTGCTGAGCGTCTCCAGATCCCGTGCAATATCCGCCAGACCTGAAAAATCAAGACTGAAATCCATCACACATTCCCCTTCTGAGAACAGAGTATCTCAAGCCGTGTGGCACGGGCATCCGGTATCGGCGGACCGTCTATACTCAGAATCGCGCCTTTGAATGCACCAGTCAGCACTTTCAGACATGAAGTTGCTGTCACATCTCGCCGGAATCTCATCCAGACCTTCACTGTAGCCTGAGCAGTTTCTGCACCTCCGGATATTCTCTCCCTGCCACTGATTCCCTTAACTTCTGCCCATATGGTTGCCCCCTCCGTCATTGTTTCCACAGGGTGCCCTGACGGAGACCGAACGGTGGTGGCATTCAGAATAACCACACGATCACGTAATCTTCCTGCCTGCATGAATCCTCCTATGTTCCGGGATGAAGCCGATACATCCGCAGTCCGGTATAGAAAAAATCAGGCACTGCATCCTGCATTTCCCTGTTCTCGTACCAGTAGCCAACCAGTTGCATAAGACGCAGTTTTATCAGAGGTGTTATTACAAGCCCGGTCGTATCCTGCTCAGAAACAGTTTCATCGTAAAGCGTTCGGTTTAAAAACTTTTCAGCCTCTTCCCTGGCAGCATCCAGATACATCATAAGAAGAGAATTCTCCTGTTCATTGTCATCATCAATCCGGCACTGAACACGAAGCTCTTCCAGAGTGGGCATCATTTGGGCAACCTCTATGAATGCTGTTTTTTAGACTTATCAGCCCCCCGCGCAACAGGTGTTCTCTTATCAGAGACAATCCCAGCTGCAGTGGCAATTTCGCGTACCCGTTCGGGTAATTCTTTATCTTCATACTCACCGGCCCGAATGATCTCAACACTCATACCGTCCGGTGACCATTTCAGATCTTGTTTCAGGATCATGATTCTTCACCCGTCAGAACAGGGGCGCGGTTCCGCGCCCCTGAGTGATTACGCCGCTGCAATCTTCAGCAGTTTGATGGCCTGCGAATCGACCAGCATCCCGCCGGTGCGCTTGGTGGTATAAAAACCGACAAACGGTTTATTGGTGTACGGGTCACGCAGAATGCGGGTGCCGATACGGTCAACGATGGTGTAACCCCGTTTGAAGTTACCAAATGCAATGGCTTTCGCATCAGCGGCGATATCCGGCATCTGTTCGTTTTCAGCGATACCGTAACCCGCCAGAGAGGACGGCTGCCCCAGTTCCAGCCCCGGACGCCACAGATAGTTACCCTCGCTGTCTTTAAGCAGACGGATGGCAAACAGGCTGTTGTTGTTCATCATGAACTTCGCGCCAGTGCGGTGTGCCTTACGCAGCGTGTAAATCAGTTTGATAATGGCGTCTGCGGTCACCGCCGTCGCTTCGCCGGATACAATATGCTGAAGTTTGCCGAACGCCCGGACCTTATCGGTTTCATCAGTGGATTCATACGCCAGGAACCCTTTCGGCTTCTTGGTACCATCGCCGGTGGTAAAGGCAATTTCTTCCTGTTCGGCAAATTCGGTTGCCAGCTCGCTGTTGATCCAGGCCTCCACGTTGAAAAAGGCATCATCCAGCATTTTCTGGGTGGCCTGCGGGTTACCGTAGATTTCCCCCATGAAAGGTTCAATCAGGCCCAGTTTTGAGGTGGCAGTCTGGGAGCGCGCGTCAGTCTCGCCAACCCATCCGGAAGCCGTGCCACCCAGATTCACCAGTTTTTTGTAGTCGGAACCACCAACGGTGATCACCGTGGCTTCCTGGCGCATCACCACTTCATCTTTCAGCAGGGTGAGAATGTTGCGATCCAGTGCTTCCGGCACGGCATAGCCGCCGTCTTCATCGGTGCCCACCTGTAATGCCTTGCGCTCCAGATCGCGCAGACCATCTTCACGGTCTTTACGCAGGAAGCCCACAAACGCTTCTTTATGCTCGGTGGCCAGTTTATTTTGCGCACCACCTGCCGGACGTTTCAGCTCAAGCAGCTCTTTTTCAAGATCGCTTTTGAGGTTTTCCAGCTCGCTGAGTTTCCCGTTCAGGGTTTCCACCTGCCCGGCAAGTTTGCCTTTTTCCTGCTCAATCGCATCCACGCGCTTGTCGTTCTTTGCTTTGAAGTCGTCAAACTTCTGCTGCAGCTCCTGCGCGACCTGTTCGACATCTTTAATATCAACCGCCATCGTATTTCTCCTGATTAGAAGTTCAGATTTTTCAGTGCATTCAGTGCAGAGCCCACATCCTCAGCGTCGCGCAGGGACAGTGCGCCATAGCCCCCGGCCATGAATGCTTTGGCCTGGGTACGGGAGAGTCCGACATCACGCAGGACTCTTTCGATTTTTTTCTGTTCGGGGATTTCCCCGCGGGCCAGCGCGTTCTTGACGTCGCTGATCCGCGCCTCGTCGTTAGACGGAAACGTCACCAGACTGACTTCCCAGAGGTCGATTTCTTTCAGCAGAAAGGCTTCTTTCGTCCGGTCGTATTCCCAGTCCTTCAGGACGTACCCAATAGAAAGGCCGGTTAACGAACCGGCCTTCATGTGTGCATGTGCGCGTTTTGCCAGGGGATCATCATCAATGAGCAACCGCCCCCTGACGTAAAGCCCGACATCGTCTTCCTTCATTTCGGTGTAAACACCGATGGGCTCATCCATGCGGTGCTGCCAGAGCAGCGCAGGCAACGCTTTTCTGTCACTCCACGCCCGCAGGGAAGCAGCAAATGCCCCGGACATCACCACATCATCGTGACTGTCCTTTACACCAAAGACGGAGCCATATCCTTCAAACTCACCGGAGTCACTGACAGATTTCAGACTCAGCGGTACATCAAGACGTTGTTTCGTCTGCATTGGCGTTATCCTTCTGCTTACCGGCTTTACTGCCATCGGAGGGTTTCGTGGTCATGTTCATCGGTGTGAGATAGACATCACCACCGGGACGCGGATTCATATCTTCCAGGTCACGGCAGTCATTGGGAGAGTAAATTCCCCAGTTAATCCCGGTGGCGTAGGCTTCAAAACGGGACTTCATATCCCCGCGCAGTAACGCCCCGGCGTTAAATTTGGCGTAATAAACGCCCTGCTTACTTTTTCGTACCAGTCCGGTGTTGATCCGCTGTTCGATGCGGGTCAGATACGGCACCAGTGAATAGTTGATAAATCCGAGCCCCAGTTCTTCGATATTGTTGAAGGTGGCGCGATCGGTGTTCTGTACCATGTGCAACGGCACCCGGAACAAACGACAGATTTCTTCAAGCTGAAACTTGCGGGTTTCCAGGAACTGGCTGTCCTCGGCGTTCAGCGCCATCGACTTCCAGTCCAGCCCCATCTCAAGGATCATCGGGCGGTGAGCATTACCAAGCCCGGTGTGACGCTCCTCAAAATCTTTCTTCAGGCGCTCATAAGCCTGATCCGACAGCGTCTGTTCAGTACGCAACACACCGGACGTCACCGCACCATTGCTGAACAGCCTGGCCCCGTGCTCTTCGGTCGCAGCTGCCAGCGATATTGCCTCGCGGGCATAGGCGATGGGATTCAGTCCCACCAGACCGTCCAGCGTCAGCGTGCGCACATGCCAGATATCCTCCTGGGTCAGCACATCCGTGGAGCCGTCCGGGAATGTGACCTGATAGACCGGTTCCCAGCTACTGTTAAGCTTCGGTACCACACAGCCGGGATCGACGGGCAGCAGTTCAGCCACTTCGCCAAATGCTTTCACTTTGTAGGCGTAAAAGTTTCCCCGCAGGCACAGACAGGTGACCACCAGCTCCCAGAACTCCTGCGGCGTCATATAGCCATTGGGATGCGTGGAGATCAGCTTATGCAGACGTTCGTCGGTGGCTCTCTGTTTCAGGCTGCCGTTCAGGTGATACAGATTGCAGGGCAACATCCCGACCGACTCTGCCAACACCCTGACGCAGGAAAAAACCGCCGTCAGTCGCATGGCCCGCTGGCTGCTGATCTGCTTTCCGGTATAGGTGTCATATGACAGCCCGATAGCATCCGCCAGCTCTGCTGGCGTGGTCACCGGCGCGTCACTTTTTCGTTGAAATAATCCCGAAAAGAACACTATTTACCTCCGCCGACAGACGGCTGTGTACGGTCGAGATATCGCGCCACCAACCACGACCAGAACAGGCACAGCACCCCGGCAACAACAAAACCCGCCGGGGGATAAATCAGCCAGGCACCATACGCCAGCAAAAGCGCCCCCAGCACGCCCACCAGTGGCGCGAGAATTATCAGAAACATAATGACCTCGGTTAAAGCGAGCGGATGCCCACGCTGACCAGATGTTCAGACAGATCCGGCTCCGGTTCACCACCATTGACCAGCATCCGGCTCATTGCTGTAAACATCGCAACAGGGCCGTCGATTTTGGCTTCCGGCGTGGATTTATTCGGGAAGATGTTGTCGTTTTTGTCCGGTTTTACCGTAACGTTAGACATCATCCAGTTCATGACCGGATGATTGCTGTGATGGAAACGCCCGGCATAGACCAGTGATTCCGTTTCCTTCATGGCCTCTGACAGATTGCGAACCGTCTGCGGAACCTCCACCAGCGGTATCCCTTCTTCAGCCAGTGCCAGGCTGAACTGCATCGCGCTCCACGGGTCAAATCCCAGTTCCCTGAGGTTTTCACCACCAATCCATTCCAGTAAGTCACTTTTTATCTGAGCATGATCGATAACATCACCATCCGTCAGAATCAGCTTATCCATCTCCGCCCACTTCCGGTAAAGTTCTGCCTGCTGCCGCGAGCATCGTTCCAGCCGTCCTTCCGGAAGCCAGAATTTAAAATCGGCATGAACATGCCCGTTATCCGTTCGCCAGAGTTTTGCCGCCGCACAGATATCAATCTTATGAGCAAGGTCAACGCCGACCCACATGGGATACGTTTTCAGCTCATGTCGTGGGGCAATGTATTCGCACTTCTCCCACTTAATCATGTCCATCCAGGCAGACTCTGCTGTTACCCACACATTCATGTGTTTGGTAAGAATATTTCAAGTTTTTTAAAATCACCTGTATATCAATCGTTTAACATGAAAAAACAGTCTTTATAAATCATCAAGCAATACACAGCGCAATACACGTATCTGTATTGTTTTAATGCTGATACACACCGTTTTTTGATACAGTGATTCGACCTACCATCGCGAAGAATTTTTTATTTCTTGTGTGTAACAATCTGACGAGGTGAGCACTCAAAGAGATAAGAGGCAGTAGAAATTTCGATCCCCCCTGAATGCAATTTTTCGTATATATATACAAAACAGCGCGGGTTATGCGGGTTAGCGGGTTATCTTCGCGTGCTAAGCATTTTTTACTCTTTAATATCAATAAGTTAAAAAAACAACGTATTTAAATATCAGCCAGAATATAACCCGCAAGACATTCAAAATAACCCGCAAACACCCCTCAAATAACCCGCAAAAACATCCCTGAAAGTGGGCGCTGGTAATACTGAAAATTTATTCCATTAAATGAGCATTGTCCTCTCTCATCCATTCCGTTACACACCATCAAACGCCGCAAGCCGCTCTTTGTGGCTGTCGCTCATATCGAATGCAAATTCCTCATGCTCTGCCTGGAATGTGCCAAACGCCATCAGCGCCGCAACGCTCGGGTCTATCTTGTTGGATGATTTTTTCTTGTTCGGCTTGATATTGGCGTTCGCGTCACTCTGCATCACAACATTACTCATTGACCAGGCCAACACCGGATCACCACGATGCACAATCACCTTCCGGTTAACAAAAACTTCGAACGATTTCGCCGCCGGACTGAAACGAAGATATGTTTGCGGGAACGGCTCCACCTCAAATCCTGCTCCCTGTAGCTGCGTCCTCAGGTGCGTGGCGTTCCATGTATCGAAGCCCACCAGCCTGATATTGAAATTCTCTGCATCCGCCATGATGTCATCACGGATACGGTCATAATCAATGCAGTCACCCGGTGTTGTGCGTATCCAGCCCGCCTTTACCCACTGGCGATAGATGGCGCGGTTTTTATTGGCGGGATTCTGTAGCTGAAATTCCGGCAGATAGTGACGGGAAACCAGCATAATCTTTTTACCGACCGGGAAGGCATAGCACACGCTGGAAATATCGCTGGTTGATGATAAGTCCAGCCCCGCGTAGCACTCCTGCCCGTATAAATCCGCCTCCGCGAACGTTCCGGCACACTCCGCCCATGCACCGTTACCCATCCACGGCGTAGCCCCCTGACACCAGATATTGAATCGCTTGGTGAGCATTTCCACCCACTGCGACGGAATACCCCGCGCTTTCTGGATGGTTGAGGCCAGTTTTTCACGATCGACGGAAACATCGATATTGGGATTCGCCTTTATCCACATCGCCGGATCGTCAACCTCGCTTTCATCATCCAGCTCGTAAATCAGCACGAACATGGATTCGTTCACCTCTTCACCATCCAGTATCTGGCAGCAATAGTCGTAGTGTTGTTTACAGGCTGAAACAACGTTGCTCCCCGATGTGGTGATGGCAAATAATACCCCCTCTGGACGCGCCCCCATTCCCAGTTCAAGCGCGGAATAAACCCCGTTGTCAGGGTGCAGGTGATATTCATCCACAATGGCAAGACTCGGGTTTTTCCCCTCAATGGTTGCCGCTTTTGCTGCCAGTGGCGTTAACAGGCTGTTGGTTTTCGGGTGTATCACCTTGTGCGCCTGAATATTTACCCGCTTTCGTAACGGTCGGGATAAAAGGCACATCTGACGCGCATCATCAAACACGATCCGCGCCTGATCACGACTCACGGCGGCGGTGTAAATATCCTGCTGCCCGTTTTCCATAACCAGAAACCAGTTAGCTAGGATAGCGGCGACCGTGGATTTGGCATTTTTTCGCGGTACTTCAATGAATGCGCTGGTGTATTTGCGCCGTCCGGTGGCCTTAACCTTAAAGCCCAGGATGCAGGAAAAGGCGAACTGCTGCCACGGCTCCAGTTCAATGGGGCTACCGCGCATTGCGCCTTTTACGTGCGGACACACCCTGGAAAAGGCAATAAACCGCTCCACGACCTCCTGATCGAACGTGTAAAGGGGGTTTTCGAGGTCAGAAAAATATCGTTTAACGGCCTGTTTCAGTCGTTTACAGGCCGTAATTTTGCCGTTTTTTACGCCTTCTGCGTACTCATGCCAGGCGGTCAAGCTCGTCCTCCTCCTCTGTTTCCGGTGGATTTCTGCGGCGGCTTACCGGGTCAAAACCCAGCAAAGAAGCCATTTTGATCATTATTCTTTCCGCGTCAGCCTTTGCGCTCAGGGCGGGGTTTCTGCTCTCGCTGCCCTGACTGTTAACAATGCTGAAGCCGCGCGTCGCAAGGTCTTCGACGGCTTTGCGGTATATGGAGTAGTTAACGCAATACAGTTCCAGATTGCTCCAGTCGGCGGGGGTAAGGTCTTCCCGCCCGGAAAGCTGGCGCGATTTTTCCTTCCACTGCCTGACCGCGATTTCATCCAGGTAAGCGGGGGCTTTTGGTGGTCTTGCCATGTTCTTTTTTCGCCCAATTATTTTCAAAAAAATTCCCGTGCACAAAAATTTGAGGAGGCGGTCGGTGTCCGGCAGGGACGGTTTTGTCCTGAAAACCTCCCCCACCCCCTCTGACGGCCTCACCAGCGATTGCGAAAACATTCCATGACCTCGCGGTCACGGTCGGTTAATTGCTTCGCTGTGGTGCGTTCTGTGCGCCCTGTCCTGTTGGCTTTGTGCCCTGTCTCCTGTGTCTTCCATAAGTCACGCTGCCTTATCAGTCCACGTATCAGCCTGTTTTGCTCCTGTTCAGTCATCATCGCCATACATCCAGTCGTTACGGTGTGCCGCCCGTTCTTCCTGCTCGCGATACATGCCCGCCTTACGGTTCGCTTTCGTGGCTGGATCTTCCCGTGTCGTCTTACGGTTGTGGCACGTCTGGCACAATGCCTGGTGATTCCACTCAGGCCAGAAGAGAACATCACCGCCGCCATTGATGGGAATGATGTGATCCACCACAAGAGCTGGCGTATAAATCCCCTTAGCCAGACAACGCACGCATAACGGGTTTTTGCTCAGGTACAGGGCGCGGTATTTGTCCCACTGTCGGGAATACCCGCGCGCGCGGCGGTGTCCCCGTCTGGCATCCTCTGCACGCCATGCAGCCCGCCTGTGCTCTTCACACTTTCCGGACTTCACGCGCTTATTACAGCCCGGCTCAGTGCAGCGCCTTAATGGTTGCCACGGCATCAGTACACCCCCACATCACGATAAACCGACCAGAGCGCAGAAATAGCCATAGGCAGTTCAGACTGCTCCACAGGTGAAACCGCTTCCCTGTTCTCGTACAGGAAAGCGATGTACATCAGGCAACCAACACGTATTGCCGGGGTAAATTCCAGCCCGTCTTCAAAACGTTTCCCGATATGCTTCTGGCAGGCTTCCAGCGCCGCATCGGTATACATTTTCAGAAGTTCGCCTTCTCCGGAAAAGTCATCAAGGCGAAGATGTGCCCTGACTTCATCAGGTGTAATTTTGTCTTCACTCATCTTTTTCACCTTTAATTTCCACAGTCTGCTTCCATGCCTGGCTGAACTCGTCGCCACCTTCACGCGGCGGCATTCCCTCACGCTCACGGGCTTCGTTCGGATTCATGATCCCGTTCTTAATCCCTTTCTCATACGTGGCGTAACGTTCAGTAGGTGTGGCGCGCAGTAAATCGGCTGAATCAAACTCAACCAGATAACGGGTACCAGGTACGGGAGAAGCCACCAGCAAAGCGGCCTTGATTTGCTGTTCGAAGTTCGCCAGCCACGGACGCATTGTCATAGTCAGAAACGCGCGGCTTGCCTCACTGAAATTGCTGTAGGTGCTGTTGCTGTATTCCTGCAGAAAAATCGGCGACACGTTGAACATCCGGGCGATGTCTTCAATGGAGAAGCGACGGGAGGCCAGCCATTCCGCATCCTGGTTACTCATCCCCAGTTGCTTGTAATCCATGCCCCCTTCAAGGATTGGCGTTTTTCCGGCATTTTTCGCCCCCTTGTAGCGTTCCAGTGCGTCTAATGCCTGTTTACCTTTCACGCCGTCCAGCCATTCGCCTGACGTGATAATCCCTGCCGCCATCATGCCATCTTTCATAATGCTGGCTCCGTGACGCTGTTGAGCAAGGCCAAGCCCCAGCGCCTCACGGCAAATCGTGATGGGGGAGCGTCCCAGAAAGCCATCATCCGAGGCATAGCGGAGATGCAGAACTTCTTCCTGTAAATACGTGCGCACCGTTCCTGTACAGGGTTCGGTGATGGTATAGCGGTATTTGTGTGCGCCTGTGCGTTCCGGTACAACACACCCCGGCGCATAAGGATGAAGTGATTTTGGCTGACCGTCCCGCCCCCATTCAATAACCGCATAGGCGTTACCGTTCAGCAGGCAGTGACGCATCATTGTGCGTTTAAACTGGTAAGGTGTCTGGCACGAATTAGGCTGCTCATTCAGCAGAATATCTACCGGATGACTGTCCAGCCATTCCCGCGCCTCCCTGCCCTTGTCATTACGTACCAGATACAGATAACACGGCATCGTGGCCACCGCCTCAGCGATGACGGAAACCGCGTTCATCACTGCGGGCAATGATTCAGCCGTCCCGGCAGAAACATATTCTCCGGATCCGGTATTCGGTACGCCGGACAGCACCAGAAAATCATCAATGGACAGGTTACGTTGCTCGCTTTTTTTACGACTAAAAGGCCACCACATATCACAACCCCGCCAGCTCTGCCCAGCGATGACGATTATTTCCTGCCGGGCGTAATTCAGGGTGCTGTGCAAACAACGAACGGTGGGCAATCTCCACGCCAGATTCGGGATAAGCAGGCATCGACGTGATCGTGATTTCCCTGAGTTCTGCAGCGGTAACAGTACGCAGATACGGTTTTTGCGCGATATTCCACTCTTCGCATAATGCGCGAAAGCCAAAGCTCATCCCTGTAATGTCGCCACGCTCCACCAGCGTAAGCACATCTTTTCCAAGCTGGGTATCAGGCGGTGTCAGTTCAAAACGTAGCCCGGTGTTGTCCTCAGTCAGTACCAGAGTGCCGGATTTGGTGCGCCCCAGCAGTTGGGTATAGTCATGCTCATACAGGCAGCGCACATCATTACCCGCCGCCAGATAGTCAGCAAAAGCCCCCGGCGTGAACTGTTCGCGGAATTCGTCCCAGATAATTTCTGAAAGGCTGTTCCAGCGAACGGCATACCCCACCAGCTTTTTATTGCTGGCGGTCAGTTCAGATGTGCGGATTTCAAAATCGGTGTTTTTCATCGGTGTACTCCATAAAGCTGAAAAAGGAGGCCGCAGCCTCCTCCTTACTCATGACTAGCCAGCTTTCATTTCCAGAATTTTGATGGCGTTTGAATCCACCACACCACCGCCCAGATATTTATCCGTGTGGACCTTGTAGAATCCGGGTTCAGTAATGTTGTCCGGTCGGGTGCGAATCCCTGTTACATGATCAACGATGAAATAACCACGACTGAAATCGCCAACCGCTAGCGGTGCTTTTCCTGCGCCGATGTCCGGCATGGACTCCAGGCAGAAAACAGGACGACCAAGCAACATATCCGGCGCACCTTCTTTAAGGCTGTCGCGCCAGATATAATCGCCATTCTCATTTTTCAGCTTCTGTAGTGTCCCTGCCGTGCCCGAGTTCATCACCCAGACGGCATTTTTGCGGTATTTCGCTTTCAGCTTGTAGAGAATGTCGATCAGTTCGTCCGCTGTAATGGCGGTTCCACTTGCCGCTACCACTTTTTCAATGGTGCCAAAAGCGCGGGTTTTGTCACTGGTCGCCGCACGGGTGTAAGCCATGAAGCCTTTCGGCTTGCCGTTACCGTCGCCATTAACAAAATCATCCTCTTCGGTGCTGGCGAACGTGTCGGCAATTTCGGAGGATAACCAGCCCAAAATATCCACCTCTGAAAAATCCAGGATTTCCTGCGTGGTTTTCGGGTAGGCGTAGATCTGATTCAGCTTGATGGTTACACGTTCAATTTTCGGGGTGTTGGTTTCACTACGTGCGCTGCCTTCTGTGCCTCGTCCTACAGTTGCGCCGCCAGTGGAAACCAGTTTCTGAAACTCATTTGATTTTGCGGTCTTCACGGTCGCGATCACGCGCATAACACTGTCATCCTGTAGCTGGCGCATGACTTCGCGATCAAGCTCAGGAATTACGGTATATCCGCCATCCCTGCCGCTGTCAGTGCTGGTGGACAGTGATCGCACATCTCCGGTTACGATGTAGTTACGCAATTCATCAGATGATAATTTCTGGATGCCCGTTCCTGGCTTGCTGCGTTCTTCATCAGCCACAGACTCGAGGCGGTAAATTTCTGTGTCGAGGGAATCGGCTTTTGCACGCAGTTCATCAAACTGTTTGCCCTCGTCATCGTTCAGGCTGCGGTTTTCACTGTCGGCTTTTTCCAGCAGGGATCGCATCTGGTTTTTCAGGGCGGTTTTTTGCTGGCGGAGTTCGATTAATTTCTTCATGAAGGTTTTCTCGTATTGGTTAAGATTCAGGACGTGAAACCAACACGGAGGGAGCGCCGCCCGACACTCTCGGCATCTCGCAGATCAACCCGGCATCGCGCAGGGGGTCAGGCGGCATTGTGGCGGCTCACGTCTGAGTGCCACACGCCAACATATACATAAAAATCAGTATGTAAACATCAGCCAGAATCACCGAACAACCTGGAACAACCACGAACAAATAATTTACAAAACCTGAAAAAAAGACCTGGAGAAAATCCAGGCCTTTATCGCTTTATTGTTTCACTGGATCCCGCATTCTGCGTCTTATTTTCCACAGATATTCGATCATCGCTTCCACCTGCTCACGATTGGTTGCGAAAATTTCCCCGGTCAGTGAGCTGCGCAGAAAATCATGATGATCCACAACAAACAACGCATCGGAAGAAAGCAGACGGCGATATTTTTTTGCTGTCGTGGTTTCCAGATCATCAAAACCATGAAACTTTTTATGTTGCTGGACTTCTTCAAATGTCACTGGCATGTATCCCCCTTTGCTGCCCGGCGCTGGCGCTTGTGCTTCTCATTCAGCGCCATCAGCCGCGTTTCTGCCTCCTGCTGTTCCTGTGGTGTCACTTCCCCACATGGCTGGCCTTTCAGGTCGTATCGTACCCCACCAGCAACCAGGGCGCGGTAATAGCGCGGAGACTGCGCATAAGATGCCAGCGTCGCACGTAATGCCCCCGGCCCGAATGCCAGCCCCCTGACGGCGAGATCCTGCATCAGGTCGTCGAATATCCCCACCTTAAGCGGCTTCGGTGCTTCCCTGTTGAATAAGTCAGGCCACATCTCAGTGAGGCGGTTAACGCGCCTGCGGTTTTTGCGCTGGCGTTTGGTCATATGCCGCCACGGTGTCACCCCTGTGGGCTGCCCTTTGCGGCTCTGCTGTGCGTTCTGATTGCCGGGTATCACTTTATGCGCCGATGTGGTTTTATCCCGCTCTTGCGCCGCCTGCGTCGTTTTCTGCGGCGTGCCGTAAATGCCTTTCGGTTTTCGGTTAATGGTCAGCTTTGTCATGCCTTCCCCTGTAATTACTCTGTTCGCTGTTGTGAATTAAAACTGTATGTTATCCCCGTACAGGTCATCGTGCTGGCCTGTCTGTTGTTTTGCCCTGTTCAGTGCGTCAGTGGCCTGCCCCTGTTGGCCTTTTTTGCCGCCCGGTCGCGCCGTTCTCGCACTGATTACGCTGTCTGCGATGACCTGCCAGCCCTGCCGCGTTTCGCCGTTCTGCCCTGTCCACTGGCTTACCTGCATGTTACCCGCCACGTTCACCAGTTCGCCTTTGCGGTGTTTTGCCAGTGCGTCGGCCTGTCTGCCAAACGCCAGGACGGATAACCACATCGTCGCCGTTCCGTCATCTGCCTGGCTGCATGGCAGGGGAACCGCCATACTCGCCATCGCCATTTGTGTTCCCTTGCTGGTGGTCTTTAACTGCGGGTCAGCCACCAGCCGCCCGTAAGCCGCTATCTGTGCTGTCATGCTGTCTGCTCTCCGGTTTTAACGTTGATGGTTACGCTTGTTTACACCCTTACGGTGAAATTCTGCGGGTTATAATCGCACTTTTGCGGGTTATAACTGCCGTTTTGCGGGTTACGTGCGGGTTATTGATTTCCTTTTTATTCATACAGTTAATGCACTTATATACATGATAACCCGCATAACCCGCAACTTTTCACCTCACACAGGGGGTTAATCTTCTGCCTCAGGCTGGAACATCAGCACGTAAAAAACATGCTGCTTCCCCCCAATTTTGCCGAGCGCCTTTTTCTTGTAACGGCGATCGTTACCCGCTTCCAGCATTCCGGCAGCACTCAACGCGCGGGCAAAGTGAGACGGATTAAATCCCTGTGCTATCTCACCCTCAAATACATGCGGGAACGTGTAAAAACGGAACTCGTCATCTTCGTTTCTGATACTCCCCTTTCTGTATCCGGCAAGTTCTTTAATCGGTAAATCACGCTCGTCGGTATTGGGCCACGGAAGGTATCTGCTGAATCCGAACGACGCTAAAAAAGCTTCTGCCTGTTCAACCATCTGTTTAAATTCCCTGTTACCCGTGCCGAACTCCTTCACCCAGGCATTAAAATTATGCTGTATGGCATCGCGGCATTCCTGCTCATCCCAGCCAGTAACATGACCTGAAAGCACAAGCGCGGCCTCCAGTATGGCAAATCGCTCCCCCACACGGTGAACCTGTTCGCCGTAGCTCTCCGGTATCAGGTTGCGCCACCGCTCACGGCATGTCCTTACCGTGTCCTTTGCCTCCTGCTGGTGTTCTGCCAGCCATTTAACCCACTCACGACCCGCCGCCCCGTGATTTTCTGTCCAGGCATCCTTTAACGCGTCTGCGTGCGCCTTTCCGGTGCTGTATTCGTGAAATTGCGTGGCTTTTTCCATCGGAACGTTAAGCAGGCGGACAAGCTGCCCCGCTTTGACTTTTATCCCCTCCGTTTTGAGGAATGTCTCAACGTCCATTTCTCCGGTGCTGATTGCCACCGTGCGCCAGTGTTTGATCTCCCTGTTGCCGCCGTCCTTCGCCCCCTGTAATTTCCCCGAACCGTTAAACAGCGTATAGGCTGACGTGGACACCTCCCGCGCGTTTCCGGCCTGGCCTATTTCATCCAGGGGTAAAAGCCCGTCATTGTGTGCCTCTGCTTCGTTGGCGATACCTAACGCTGTGCCGTACCAGGTCAGCCGCTGCGCGTCCGGCTCTCCCCATAAACTTGATGCGATGTTCTGTGTGGTGGTTTTCCCTGCCGATGACTGTTCGAAAAGATGTACCCCGAAGCCGTCAGCGCCCACCAGCCCGATTAATGGTGCGGATAACGATACCGCCACACCCAGCATCATGGACGGATTACCACCAGCCAGCCGCGCAACGGTATCGCGCCAGCCCTCCGCCGTTCCTGCCACGGAATAGCCATTAACAGCAGCCGTTTTTCCGGTAAACAGGACTGGCTTTTCGCAATCACCAATGACCGAACCGTCCGGCATGATGTACGCGCCAAAATGCCAGCCCGTTGTTGTGCTTAACTGCCATTCCTCATGGCTTCCGCTTAACTGCATCCAGTCAGCCAGGATAGCCCTGTATTTACCGTTGGTTGTTACGTTCAGTCCGTGGTCTTTCAGCAACCGCCAGCCGTCACGGTCGCCAATGCCACCGCACGGAACCGCCATTGTGATGACTTCATGGTTTGCTAATTTTTTCCAGCGCATCACGCGGTAATGCTCTTTACCGATTGTCCCCGTTCCCAGTAGTTCAAGCGGGGAACATAACCACGTCTCAGGCCGGATAATTTCGCCTGACTGCTTATCCACTTTTGGCGTTACCCAGAAAACACCATCGGCGCGACTTTCAACGCGGGGCTTTAATTCATCATCGCCCTGGATTTCTGTGATTTTTTTCTTTAAGGGCAACACCAGACTTTCCCCGCGCTCGTATTCGTCTTTGAGGCGAGGCAACTGGTCGGATAAATCCGCCGGGCTGATGTCAGTTATCCCCGCGTATTCGTATACGGTCTTCACGCCAGCCACAGCCAGCAACGTGACGATCTGTGTAAGGCTACGTTCAGTGATGTGCCCTGCGCGGTAAACACGCACACACTGACGGCTATCATCAATAATTTGATAACCGGTAATATCTTTCAGGTGTTCATCTGACAGAACGACAGGCGGCACATTGTCGGCGGCAATATGCTTACCTGCCCATTCCTGCCACTCTTTCGCATGGCTCCACGCATCACTACCCGCAAAGATGATAACCTCCGTCATTTTGTCGGCTGGCTGGTGCTTTAAGTTTGGTGCGCGCTTCATTTTGCCTTTCCCCGTTCACGAATAATTTCACGTACTGCCTTAATGCGTTCCATTCCTGTAACGCGCATGATTCTGTCGATGTCGCTTAATTCTGCTGGTGGTGCTTTACTTACCAAGGTGAACTCCCTGTCAAAGCGCATATGTGACGACACGCAGGGATGCGCATAACCTTCGCGGATATAGGTCACACGAAAATCATCGACGGTTTTGATCGTTATCGTGCTGCCGTATTTATCCTGGAAAATATCGCCGGGGCGGATTTCAGGCCGAGCGGGGCCGCTGGCAGTAAAGCCAGAATTTTTCTTTTTCATGTTTTTTACTCCAGAGGCAGCTTTTTAGCGGCGAGCTCAATATCAGATGTCAGAGAAACCTGTGTATTTGCCAGGTCTAACAACAAAGAAATAAGAATTTCTTCTCTGCTATCGGATTTATCGGTGCTAAGGCTGTTCATCCACATATTGACGACTTCCCTGATTTTTTTCGCAGAGTGCAGGGCTTCAAATGCCAGGTCTTCAATATCATGTTTATTTCGCATAATCGCCCCCGCCATTTTCACAATCAGCAATCAGGATGGCTTTTGCCTCATTCAGCGCCGTATCAGCACTAAATTGCATGACAGCCAGTGAGTGAGGAACGAAAGCCCCGGCATATTCTGTTTCGCTGGTGGCGTGCTTATGCGCCTTGTCTGCGATAACAGAAATATCAATCAGCGCGTGCATCAGCGTTCTGATGGCTTCGGCGGCTGCGTCCGGACGGGTGTTATTACACATGGCGTACCTCCTGACGAATACGGGCAGTAAATACCATCACGCAGCCGGCCGGGGATTGCTGGCGGGCTTCCTGTTCGCTGGTGGCCTCAATGGTAATCACGCGCGGCTTAGCCGTGCTCAGGGCGATAAAACGCCAGATGTATTTATTCAGGTTGTGCGAGTCCCGCCCTTTCGGGTGTGTGGTATGATTTAACATAGCTACCTCGATACTTTCGCTATCGTTGGTGGTTAGAAGCCCCGTTACTGCTCCAACAGTGCGGGGTTTCGTCGTTTCTGCACCTTGCATAAACAAGGTGTAAGACACAATGTAAAGCAGCAGTGTCTTACACGTCAATCCTTCAAAATAATTTTTTTTCGTGTATATTGTCTTACACCAAAAACATAAGGAGTTAGACATGGCAACAGGTCCAAAGAATGCAAAATCACAATCTGTAACTGCACGTATTGCCCATGAAATTATTGAAGGCATGGAAAAAGTGAAAGAAGAAGGCGAAAGTACAGGGCAGTTTATAAGCGCAGCCATGCGTGGCGAGATCAAACGCCGCCAGCGCCGCAAGGCCAAAGAGCAGGAGTAACCATCACCAGCGCCGTGGTGAGAGTAACTACGGCGCATTGCTATGCAGGTGCTTACCATGAACGATAAAGAGTTAAAAAAAACACCACCACAAACACGGAAAGGACAGCGCAAAAAGATAGCGCATGAGCATGAATCAGAAAGATTCGCCCCCTGTGCGTTTGCTCTTGAGAAATTCCTTAAGGAGCACAAGAAAAAGCTATCATTGCAAACCTGGGAACGAACCGAATCTGACTGATCAAATTGCCCACCAGCCAGCAAATCGCTATGATGTTCGGGCTTATGTTTAGTGTTTTCCCATTGGCGACCGCCCCCGGTCGCCTTTGTTTTGTCACTGAATGCAGTTGTCAAAGTAAAACTCAGGCTGATATTCACGTATCAGCCTTTTTTCTTCTTCCTCCAGTTCACGCTTTTTGCGCTTACAGGCCTGTAGCTCCCTCCCCTTCTCACTGGCACTTATTTGATATTGCTCTTTACGGCGGGAAAAATCCTGCAATGCGCCCCACGGGATACCATAAGCCCCTGTCTTTCTGATACCTGGTATCACATTCCTGAATACCCAGTTACTGAAACGATGAGCAAATGTGCCAGGCGTCGTTGCTTTGCGGCTGCGGGCTATTAGTTTGTAGAAACCTGACTCAGAGATAATGCTCATATTCTGATTTCCTCCGGGGGTGTAAGTTAAATTTACTCCCTTTTCATCATCATCAAGCATCTGCAACGCCGTACGCGAATTGGTCAGTTCCAGCGCAGCGCAAACATCCTTTGCAACAAACCACGGATCGCCGTTCAGATACACCACGCGAACGTTCACACCATCAAAGCGCAGAACGACCAGATCACGAATATCACAGAATTTTTTCACATGACGTGCGTCACCCTTGCCCGTCACGGCAATATTTTTATTCATCGCTTTCTACCTCACATACAAAAAACCCCGCATTGCGTGGTGCGGGGTTGTCGGTAATTACTTATTGGCGTTTTTGTATGGGCTGTTTACTTCCTTTACTCCTGGCGGATGCATAACCCACCAGAGCACATCAGAGAGCAACCAGGAAACAGACACTTTCCCTAAATGAGCACGAGCAGGAAATGCTCCCTCCTGTTCAAGTACCCAACGTCTGCTTCTTGAAAGCCCGGTACGATTGGCACACTCATGTTCGCGTATACGGCGATCATACGGTTCGCCATGCTCTTTCAGAATCTGAATGCGTTCTTCGGGTGTAGGATAAATAAATTTTTGCATAAAAATATCACCTATAAAAAAACCCGCCAAAAGACGGGTTGATTATATCTCATTTAATTTAGCTCAGGGTTTCCATTCACCCTTTACCCATTCCAGCACCTCAGATAAGCGCCAGACTTTTGTTTGTGGGCCAATACATATTTTTCGTGGAAATTTTCCTTCCTTTTCAAGTAACGATCTGTGTCTCCTGCCAAGAGCAGTTAACCATGCACATTCATCTTCCTTAATCATCCTGTCGATTGTTTTATCATTTTCAAGTTCTTCACGCGTAACTATTTGAATCATTACCATCACCACTAATTAGCTTATTCAGGTAGTCGTACCACCAGTTCATAGCTTCTTTTTTTCTGTCCATATACTGGCTTCTGTTATAAACCCCGGCAACACCGCCTAATGTGTGCCCAAGCAACTGTTCAACCACATTATGTTCAAAACCATGATCACTTAGCTTTGTGGCAAACACTCTTCGCATATCATGCGCCGTCCATTTCTCCGAGTGTTTCATCCTTTTCCATGTCTTACCGATAGTTACGCTTGCCGTACACTGACGCATATCAAACCCAATCACATTTTCTTTGTTACCTGTTATTTTTTTTAACGTAACTAACCAGTTAAACATGCCATCAGGAATCGGTCTGATTATTTCCCTGCCATTTTTGCTATGATCAGCGGGAACGCGCCATAATTTCTTATCAAAATCCCACTCTCCCCAGGAGGACAGTAATACTTCTGACAGTCGGCAACCAAAAACTACCAGGAAACGTAAAATAATTCGGTTTTCATATGATAATTCGTGATTGTCATAATCAGTATTAATACTTCGCCATAAATCTCTGATTTCATCATCTGTTAAAACCCTGCTTCTTCGCGCAGACTTTTTTCCCACATCACAGACCTCAAGATCATCAATTTCATGACTAATCGCGTATTTTCTTACCCGACAAAATTTAAGCGCCTGTTTTGATATACGCAATAAAGCTCCGGCCTGTACAGGTGCTACTTTTTTTATTTTGTCAAAGCACTTGATCCACATAGATATTGAGCAATCACTAAGTGGTACATGACCAATCACCGGATAAATATGTTTACCAAAGCACTGCCTGATATGTTCTGCTCCCCTACGCTTATCCATTGCATAATTATCAAGCCAGTATTCAAGCGCCTCACGAACGGTAACAGGTTGCAAGGTGGCTTCCCGTTCAATTTTTATCTGAATCCGTGGATCTCTGCCCTCCGCAAGCCAGGTTCGACACTGATCGCGCATCTCTCTCGCTGATTTGAGACTCAGATCAGGATATTTTCCAAGTGTCAGCCAGATGGGCGCGGTTCCCCTTCCCGCCAGTCTGTAAAAGAAAACAAAACTAACACATCCGTATTTACTGACCCGTACCGAAAGCCCGTTACCATCAGCGATGGTTTCCTGCCTCTCACTCCTGCGCCCAAGCAGGGAACGAAGTTTTTTATCGCTCAGTTTGTTTAGCGCCATGTGATTTATAACCCGTTTTTGCAATACACAGTGCAATACACAAATGATGAAAACAGCCAGAACCTTCCAGAAAAAACAAAAACGACGAACAAGAAAAAATCTTTTTCTTTCATTTGGTTACTAAAAAAATCAGGACAGGCCGCACTGTTGTTACGGCGTGATGTTACGTTCTTGGTAAAAAAATTCACCCGCGCAGAGACCTGTTCTTTCGCTTTTTTCGCCAGGCGACGCAGATCATCCCAGCGTTTACAGATGCCCAGGCCGGGATTCGCTTTCTGCCAGACCGTTTCATCAAACGGATCATCTCCCTCATCGAGGGTGTAAATAATCGCAAAGTAGGAGTCGTCTTTTACCGCGCCCTCCACGTCGCTGTTATAGCCACGCAATACCTTGATGGCGTAATCACGCTGCTCGTAACAAATCCCTTCCTTGTTAAACCCTGCCGTGGTGATACCAAATAAAAGGGACTGCAGACGGGCACCGGTTGCCGTTTCCAGAACGTCCCACACGTCACGGGTTTTATGTGCATGCAGCTCATCAATAATGGCGCAGTGGATGTTCAGACCATCCAGGTTGTTTGCATCCGAAGAAAGCGGTTCAAATTTTGATGCGCTCTGCTCCTGGTAAATCGCCAGCTTGTTGAAATCAAACAACCGCCCGAGTGTCGACCGGGCTTTTCTGACCATATTTTTGGCGTCTTCAAACACGATTCTGGCCTGGTCACGCGTAGTTGCGGCTGAATACACCTCAGCACCGCCTTCACCATCTGCCCCCGTCATATACAGACCGATACCCGATGACAGGGTTGATTTTGCGTTTTTACGGGCGACTTCGTTGTACGCCGTCCGGAACCGGCGCACCATCACCGGACGTCCGCTGCCATCGCTGCGCATGACAACTTCCCCGGTCTCTTCATTGACCAGCGGAATGACAAAACCAAAAATATTAATGAGGATAAATACATGCCAGTCCATCAACTCAATAGGCTGGCCTGCCAGCGCCCCTTTTACATGAGGCACAAATTTGTAGAAATTCAGGATGTGCTGCGCACGGGGTTCACTGAAATAAATCCCCCGCTCTTCGCCGTACTTCAGATCATCAAGAAAACGCTGGCAGGCCAGACGGACAAATTCGCCAGCGACAATTTCTCCTGCAACAACACGTTCGGCGTAGCGGATCCCGTCAGCCACTTTTGCCATCAGTCTCTCGCTTTTAAAAGTTCCGCCAGCGGATCAACATCATCCGGTCCGGCGGTATTTACTTTCGCCCGGCTTGCCGGTGACATACCAAACTCTGCAAGCATCGCCCGGATCCGCTTCCAGGCATCCGCTTTCATCGCAGCAGCCGGGTGTGCCTTAATCAGCACATCACCGTTCTGCGTTTCCGTGCGGTAGGTATAACCCTCAGCATCAAGTGTTTCGCAGTGATGCCGGTATTCGGTGTAGGCTTCCACCAGTAACTCGAGTGCACGCGCATCAAGCTGAGAAATGATCCCTTCCGCATTCAGTTCTTCCGCCATTCGCCTGAACCAGTACTTCCCCTGCGACCCTAAATGTTGCGGAATTTTAGGGAGACCTTTTTCATCCTTTTTAGCGGTTTTTTTTGGGTCTTTAACGGGGCGCTTTGAGGGGTTGCCTCGTATCAAATGCAGGCGTGGCGGGGTTTTCGGGGGTCCTGACATAATCGGTTTTACCTATCAATCATTTAATCACATTCCCAAAAAAAAGTTTTCGAACCTGCGGCGATGTGAGGAAGGGTCAGGCGGCGGTACTGAGCAGCCAGGGCTGCAGAGATTTGACCCGCCCCTCCCCTACAGACGGGAACTGTTATCAATTGATGCGTTCGCGCGCTGTTTTTGCTTTATGACAGGGGCAGCACAGACTCTGCAGGTTACTGTCTGCATCCGTGCCACCATGAGCTTTCGGAATGATGTGGTCCACAGTTCTGGCTTCAACGGCTCTCCCATTGCGCATGCAGTTCTGACACAGATGATTATCACGCTTCAGTATGCGCGCACGTATGGCATCCCATTTCGAGCCATAGCCACGCTGGTGGCGGCTCAGTCCGCGCTGATGCTGTACCCATCCTTCGCCACGATGTTTATCGCAGTAACCAGAACTGTCTGTGGTTGTACCTGCACATCCACGCTTACGGCAGGCGCGGGGGATTTGTGATGGCATAGAATTTCGCTCCGCTAAAAAATATTCTGCTCTCACCGTCGGTCAGTTCTGCAGACACTGCCGGACACTATCAACAATTTCGCAGACCTGAGAAGCTGTATCGAAAAGCTGACGCGCCTTATCCAGGCTGACGCATCCCGCCAAGAAAAAAGGCACCAGTATCGCTACCAGTGCCCATTTCGCCGCCACTCGTGGCATTCTGTGTGTCCAGTGTTTTCTGCTCATAACACACCTGGTTATCAGCGTTTCAACTGAAAGTGAGGCCCGTCTTTCAGTGTTTTCCAGTCCCCGCCCCATTCGATGGCAGTTCCCAGCTCTGCGGCAGCCTGCTTAAATGCCTGCGCGATTTTCTCGTACAGAGCCCAGTCCCATGACACCTGGCTGCCAACGTAAGCCACAACATCCACCGCATCACCGGTCAGGTGACGACTGTTCATGGTCTGGCTCTTGCCTTCTGCAACCAGCTGTTTCTGGCGTTCTTTCGTGCGCAGGCCTTCCGTAATACCGAAATCAACCTCCGTCAGCTCCAGCGCACGGCGAACCACGGCAACCAGCTGTGGTTTGACGCCCTCCAGATTCTTTTCGCTGCGACGACTAAATCTGAATTTACCCGACATATTCACCTCAACAATGGAAAGATTTTTGTGACGTTCCCGCGTGCGCGTATTACCAGTACGCAGAACAACAGATTAAAAAACACGACCAGCCAGTTACCGGGAAGAATGGTGCCACAGAGAAAGGCAAGTGGCGGAAGCGCATATACCGTCATCAACAACCAGGCCAGCCATGACATCAGCGGTTTGTGTCTGGAGTCACGACGGCGATAAAAAAAGAGCGTCGGCACGATAAACGAGCACAACGCCACATTCAGCAATCCGGGAAGGTTATTTAACATTGCCGCCTCCTCCGCCCCGCAGGCGGGAGAACAGGCCGGACACCAGTGATGCAATATCCTGCTGGTGGATGAACGACAGAATCTTTACCGACACCACTGACACCAGTACTGCACACAATGCGTCAACAGGTGCACCGTCAAACCCTGTATGCTTTACCAGCCAGGACGCCAGAACCTCTGCGCCCAGCACGCCGATAATGAACGACACAAGAAAATGCGCCACCACACGCCAGGCTGAAAGCGCCTGCGGCATCGTTGCCACAAATAACGCCCCGGCGAACGCACCAAACACAATCCCGAAATCCGTTCCGGTAAACAGCCCGAATACCGTCGCTCCACCGAGCGCCGCAGCCGTGCCGGAACCGGATAAGGGTTCAGACATACTTTTTCTCCTGTAAATAAAAAAGGGCCACCAGCGGCCCGTAAAAAACACCCCGTCAAAAGCACCGGCATCCGCAGATGCCCTTTGTGTGGCGTTATTTGATGCGCACCAGATGTGGCGCAAAGAAATGAAATAAGACTTACCGAAAATTAAGGTTAATTTGAGGATTTAAACCACTTCTGAAGCTTAGTAGTATGAACATGTCCCCGGAAGGGGGCCAATACTTATTATTCCTCATGGACTTTGTCCCGCGGTCTTAATCCGACGACCGCGCTACTTTTTACCCTCTCGCAAATTGCTATCTAAAGGACGTTGTCCCACGAGTATTCCTGGATGCTCGTGTCTTTTTTTGTCCTGAGAAAGGAATAAAAAAAACCGCCAGATATGGCGGTTGGTCAATGCAAGGGATGAATTTTTTAATTGTTATTAAACCGAGGCGCCGGGTGCCTCCCGAAGTATTCCGTGCTGTATGGATACTGTGGTTTCCCGCTAAACCGACTCTATAAACCACCCTCGCGCTGAGGAACGCCCCAATTCATGTTTTTCAACACAGAGAAGCGCATCACTGGTTACTCAACGCTAAATCCGGCTTCCTGTCGTGGGCAATGCGCCATTTCTGTGTCATAAAAAAATACAGCACTGAATCCGTAACCGATCTCCATTACAGAATGAGGCCCAACAAAGGAATTAACGAGATCTGTTCCTCACAAAAAACGCCAGTGCTGTAAAAACTCATCAAAGAACAATGAAGGTACGGAGAACAGGAATCGAACCAGTATCACTAACCTAAAAGGCTGAAGTAATAGCCACTGTACGATACCTGTATATAGAGCGGGCCTCCGTAACCACAGTAATGATACTATAACAATATGATTAAACGGATGCCAGCAATGACCCGCGAGGCAGCTGGTCATGCGCCAGTGAACACAGACTCGCTGCCTTTTGGGTCGGGAGTAATATTACCGATAAATCATATGACATCAAAAAATAATTGGTTTTAAGATTTTAATATGTGTATAAATATGTATCAGATAAATACAAATTACTTTATTTCATCCAGAATTCTGATTTTACGCAAGAGATTGCTAAAAAATAACACAAACATGATCAGTTTGGGAACAAACCAATTCCGTTGTCGCAATAAATAACAGGAAATACTCCGGGAACAACGGAGCGCAAGAATTACATCAGCAGTGGTTTTTGTAACGTTTAACGTTAATTGTATCGTTGATAGAAAAGCTTTGACGCAATATAGTGAACTAACAGGGCCTGACGAATAGCCCTATTACGCCGAGCTAATAGCGCTGCCAGCTAAACTTGCATGGAATGGTCCGCCACCGAGGACTCGAACCTCGCACCATCAACTTAGAAGGTTGATGCTCTATCCCGATGAGCTAGTGGCGGTTGGTGGCCCTTGCTGGATTTGAACCAGCGACCTGGCGATTATGAGTCGCTCGCTCTCACCACTGAGCTAAAGGGCCGGGCGCAGGATAATAACGTTACAAAATCAATGTTGCAAGCATTCAAAAATCACCTGGTTAAAAATCCCCCTTACTTCCTCCACCAGCGCATTCACCATGTCTATCCGAGATAAGTGGCACAAAAAACCCGCATTTCGGCGGGTTTTGTTTGCTTTTGCCATCACGTACAAAATCGGCAAAATATCAGATTTGCATGAAATATATGCCTTTCAATCTACTTTTGCAACACTTTGCTTTGAAAATGCCGCCTTTTGTTTTGAACGCGTTCTCATTACAAACAATAAAGCCCCACTATCCAGTCGGTAAAAAATGTGTTTCATTGCAACCCAGTGACGAGTAAATGTTTTGGACCAGTTTTTAGTTGTCACTCCCGCCAGTAATGCCAGCTCCTGGTATTCATAACCTTCCCCACCAAAAAGTTCTGCTTTTACTGCCTGCGCCGCCAGCCAGATTAATTTTTTCAGGCGTTCCTGCGTTTTCCCTGCAATTTTTCTGGTACCGGATTGAGTATTAAATTCATTCCACGCCCACTGTGTTATCGCGATCTGATATTCCCAACAAATACTCCCGCTGTAACACCACAACAACCAGGCTTTATGATGTTCTTCAAGAGACAGAACAGCCCGCCGCCACGATGATGTCGAAAACTCAACCGGACTGACCAGAGGAATTGACGTCCCCTTCGCCAGCGATTGCTTTCCCGGAATTGGTGGATTATCCCGCGTTATCATTTTTCCAGTCACTTCATCGCGGTACCGGATTTTTTTTCGCCTGTAACGCCCTGTATCGAACATGGCATTCTCTTGCCAGGCTTCAAGCTGACCTTTTGTTGCCCCACTCAAATCAGCGGTGGCGATAATGAGCTGCTCACGCACAAACTGTAAATACTGGTTATTCATGCGCACTCCAGTTCTGTGATTTTTATCCCCAGCCGCCCACCAGGAACGAGCTGACCGCGCACAATATTGATTTCATCAAACTGCTCGTCGTCTATAAGTAGTCCGGCATGCGTCAGCGCATCCAGTGGTGCCTTCAGGATATTGTCCAGGTCGCGGCGGCGCTTATCCGGTGGCTCTGCAATAATCTTTATCGCCAGCCTTCCGGACAGGCTTAATTTCAGCCGCTGCTGGCGAACAATTAGCGCCACATCACGGCGATAACGCTTTCCGGCTTCCGAGATGAAATACGTATTGCCATGACGTCGCCAGTAGGTATTCACCGTCGGCGGGTAAGGCAAAACAAATTCTATGCGTTCAGTCATTCATGCTTTCCACTTCAGGACACCCGAATTTCTCGCGTGCATTAAAAAACGAATCAGCAACAACAGCTGGCTGCCGTGTTTTTCTTCAAAATCTTTTACCCCGGCGTGCAGTTCGTTATGACATTTACGGCACAGCGGAATAACAAACAAATCATCAGCCTTTGTTCCCATCCCTCCCAGTCCATGACCAATGATGTGATGCGGATCATCTGCCTGATTACCGCACGTCATGCATTTCTGCGTTTTTACCCAGCGCGTGTATACAGGCATCTCTTCCCGTTGTGGTTTCTGGCGCTGGAGATACTGAGCCGGTGACTCCGGATCAACGGCAATGCTTACCACCGTCTTTTCCTGTGGCGGGTTTTGCTGGTGGGCGTGAGGCAGCGGCGCAAGATTTTTTGTGCGCTGCTTCAGTATGCTGGTGGCGGTCTGCTCTCCCGGCACGATGTCGCTTTCACGGTACATTGAGCGGATTTTTTCCGCACGCAACCCCAGCGAACGACGTAATACCGCTTCCGGTAGCGCGTCCGCCACCTGATTGCGGACCGCCCACCAGGATAATTCAGCCAAAGATAATTCACGCTCCTGCGTACCGCTTATTGCGTGACCGATGACGTCAATCATCCATGCTGACAGGTTTTGATGAGCAAGTTTCTCGAGTGATTCGGATGTCTGGTCACGTAGCTGGTTGTCGCAGTGCCAGCACAACACCATTGCGCCGGTACCATAACAGTGAATGACGGTTTCGCTGTGATGATAATCGCCGTGTGGCCACTGGCAGGATTTAATATGGCGCAACAGCCAGTCAGACAATGCACCAGCACCACCAGCAGCACGAATCACCCGTGCGTTACTGAAAAACGGCAGCAATGTTTTGTCTTCCACCAGCGGCTGGCGAGCGGCAGGGACGACTCCGGACGGCAGACCGCGCATGCTTTTCGGTTCAGGCTCCACCAGCACTCGAGGGTTATGAAATACTTGCATGGATTCACGGCCCGGCCTAAGGACCACCAGCCCAAGTTCCGGTACCAGAACAGGTCGAAGTAATATCCGCACGTTACCTCCAGATCCGTTGCTGGTATGTGCGGGATGGGCGCGGTGGGCGTTCGGAATAAGGGAGCCTGACATAGATTATCCAGTGACGATAATCGAGGCTGAGGGCTTTCTTAACCTCGTATCCGCGCCTGCGGTAACACTGAATTATCCATTCCGCCTGCTCTTCAGTGCATGGAGGATGCTGGAACCAGTCTGATTTGAATACGTGAAAACGCCGTCCGCGCCTGCTGGCAAAGACGGCAGAATCATTAGAATTGTGTAATTTGGTATCGTGCGCCATCGGTTGTCTCTGCTGGCGCAGCAGGTGCCAGTTGTTCAGGCTGGCGTGCGTATTGTAAACCAGAATGCCAGAAAAAAACAAAACCCGCCGAAGCGGGTATGCTAAAACAAACTGAAGGTAATATGCCGGACTTGTAAAGGAACGATAGAATAATTATCGGATTAAATCCTGACTCAACCCATAGGATTTACAGCGTTTTCACTAATAATTTACCGTCCCGCTATACATTACTGCCCAGTTTTAACGAAGTTTTTAAAGGAAACAATTGCCTGATAGGGGTTTGGTTGACAGCCAAACATATTATCGCAAAAAGGCTTGATGAAAATTCTTGCGGATCCATCTTCATTTGGCATTTTACTCACTTGATAAGCGAGGAATGGGCTATTTGGTGAAGGGTTATAAGTGGAAATTAGCGTGTTTGTCGCCGTTTGAATTTTCCATGAGGAATTATTAGCCAACCAGAATTGCGCTCGTTTCCAATAAAAGTCACATTGCTTTTCATCTTTACATGTTAGTGGCTTCATTGCTTCTGCTTTCAACGCTGGATCGACCTTTGCTGCACACCCTCCCAACATTACTGTTGCAATCATTACACCTACGACTAAAACAAGTTTCTTCATCTCCCTGCCCCATCAATAAAAGTTCGGTTCTCTAATAACTAGAGTTAATCAACGGAAAAAACGCCGAAGCGGGTTAAGTGCGGGTGCGTTGAGGATGCCTGACACATCAGAGGTGGCGAGGGATTTCTCCCCATAAGCGCTAACTTAAGGGTTGAACCATCTGAAGAATGCGACGCCTCGGTGCCTCGTTAAGACGATGCCTCGCGTTCTTCAATTGCGTTTTGTAGGCTGTCAGGGATACTGTCCCACGAATGGC